ACTTCTTTTTGGAGCTTGAAGATGGTGATTACCTCTTCCAGATCATCATCGATCAAAGACCGCTTCACTTCTGGATGGGAAGGGTCTGGCATGATCTCGATGCATTGGAGTAGTTCGTTCAAAAGCGGCTCGGCCACCTCAATAGATAGGTTGCCAAGCGCCTTGACCCCAATTGCCGCTACGCCGGCAAATCCGGCTTCCAAAATGTTGTCGGGAATATCGATACCGGCATTCATCACCCCGAATAGCGCCCGCGTAGCCCACTGGTGGCCACGACGTGCAGGCATCTCGGTAATGACGAAGACCTTACCGAGATCCCGACCTTCATCAGTGATCTTTACTCTCAGCTCTTTGCGTGCCATATCAGATCGGAGCCTTCGAGCAATCTTCAAACGTGATCACGAACTTACGTGGCTGAAGGATTTTCTTAGCTGCTGACATAGGAGAACCGGTCGTCATAATGCCATTCGTGAACACGTACTTGTCGCCAGTTCCCTGCAAAGAGATACCGGCACCTGCACGGTAAATTTCCTTGGCGGCCTTCTGCGCAGCCATCCAATTGTCGAAAATTGCGTTCGATGGCGAATCGGCTTGAAGCATGATCGTCATTACATACGGATATGGCGTAAAACCGCCGGACAGCTTGGCATCGACGCCCATCATGACTTCTGCCGTTGTCACGTCATCGACGGCAAATGCATCATCGGTCGCGTATCCCTGAATCTTTTGTGGGATCGCATACAGGCCCGCGATCGACAAATAGAAGGCGCTATTTGCTGTGGTTAAGGTAGACATTTTTAGCGGCTCCGATTATTGAATGACGATGCTTGCGAGGACGATGTTTTGGACGGCACCGCCATCCATGTACCAAAACGACATTGGTGGTGTGCCACGTGCGGCACGGACTTGTGCGGTCGCAGGGAGAATTTGCAGATACCAGCCACGGCTTGAAAGCACGGTGTCTATCGCTGTACCGGCAGCGTTATTGACCAGTGCGATCTGCTGAGCAGACAAAGGAACATTTGGACGAATTGCGCCGAAGTTGAGTGCGGAGTTGATCGGGTCCATGCAAGCAGCATCGATCAGCGCATAGCCATCGGGGTTGTATGGGATGGACGGGACGCTGGTCAGAAGCGACATATTCGCCAATTGCAGGCCGTTGTTTATCCAGACCTGATTGATATATTCGTCAAGGAACTTGTAGTTTCCTGATACCAGTCCCGGATACAGGAATACAAAGCCCTGATTTGCCGTCGCATATGCACCGTAGAAGTTGTATCCATTGGCGATCAGGTTGTTTCCAACGGTCTGATCTGTGACGTTTGCGACGAGGCCAGTTTGCCCTTTGAAGGCAAAGGTGATTCGGCCATTGGTGCGTGCGAAATCGATCGACGCAATGGAGCCAAGAATGAACGCTGCCTTATCGACAACGATGGAGGCAAGCGTAACGCCAAGCGCGGCGGCAACGTTGGCATCGCCCGTCACTGGCACCGTGCCTGACGAATTATTAGCGATCAGTTGTGGACCGAACGACGTGGTATTGCCGGACTGGGTTGCGGTTACGTCCGTATCCCATGCGATATAGGCGAACCGGTTGTTCTGACCATTCGTCCATGCAGCAAAGGCAAGCTTGTCGGCGAGATTCGGTTCGAATGTCGTCATGAACGCGGCCCAGTTCAGGGTCTTCTGCACAATCCCGTTCATAGCCGGCGATGGCGTCGCTGCAATAGCTCCCTGCGAAAGGATTGCGCCGGCAGCCTGCGTCAATAGCAGCCCAGCAGACAGGGTTCCCGAAGCGAACGACAACGTCGAGCTTGCACCGGTAGTCGAGGAGGTGAACACGAACGCCGAGCGGATCGCATCAAATGAAACCGTACCGCCAAGACTGGTAAAGCCAGCCGCAATGAGCGTTGCAGCGTTCGAAAAGCTAGTTGCGGCCGCAAGATTGATTGCCGACGATGTTTTTGCTGTGCCGTCGATACTTACGGTCAGCACGCCACTTAAAGCCTGCAACTGTGTCAGCGTCATCGAAGCAAGCGAGCCGCCGCGCAGGTAGGCTGCTACGGCTGCTGTCGGATACTGTGAGAACAGCAGATTCCCGGGAGTGACAGTCTTGTTGTCGAATCCCGCGAAGTAGTTGACGGCCAACGCCGCTTCGGTCGAAGACTGGCCAAAGAAATTCGCTACGGCCGTATCCGAAGCAAACGGCATGACAGTACCGATTGGTACAGCCGTGCTGTTGGTGAGCATAATGCCATTCAGAACAAGAGCCGAACCGCCCCCGCTGATGACACCTGGGTTAATTGCTACGATGGCACTTGCTGGAATAGTCATGAAAAGCTCCGGTCTAGAAAACAAAAAACCCGCTCAATGGCGGGTTGTTGATGTGTTTGAATCGAGTACTACGGTGGATACGTTCGCACTACGCCTATTACATCGGTCGACAGCGTTATTGCAGACTGCTGAGCAATCGTCAGGGCAGGATTAAATTGCATGACCGCTTCGAAGGTCCAGCGTTCCTCATACTGAGCCTCACCATCTACAAGCGGAATTTGATGCGCATCGCTCGCATATAGCGGCTGAATATCGAATCCGGACGCTGCAAACTGTTCGCACCCATATTGATCACGCAGTAGCATCGAAATTGCCGTCGCACGATCACATGCCCCAGCGCCATAGCAGTCAACCTGTACCAAGAATTGCGACGACCGCTTTATTACATTCGATGTTCCGTTAAACGCCGTGACATTCGTGGACAGCGGCATGATCGACGGAGGCGACAGGGCAATAAAATCGCCCTTTGGCATTGGCACCCTATTGTTCAGCGCGCGCACCACTTCGCAATCAACGATTGTCAGGATGAACGCCCGCAAGGCAGTAAACACCTGCGTTTCAGTAATGCTAGGTGTGATCGCCATTTAATCAGTCTGCATGGTGAGTGCTACGCAGCACCAATCCGGCCAGCGCTCCAATACCTGCGTAACCAAATAGGTCTGTCCGCCGAAAGTGAGCAGATCGCCACCCTTACCGAGCACGCGAAACACGCCTTCATAATTGCCGTTCAGGTACATCTTGCAGACGACGCCCTGGACGTTAAGGTCATTGAGCCGCAGGATGTCTTTCCCGCTTAGGTCCTGCTTCTGCCCGGTGGTATTGATCGTCGTATAGCCGGGAACCTGAAAACCATCTGCTGACGTGGTATATCCAGTGCTCTGCTGCACAATTACTGGAACAAATGGATTGGCCGCCGCAATAGCCCCAGAAACGATTCCGTGCAGGTTCATTTTCCTACCTCGTAATCGACGCTGTTTTGCATGTGCGCGGTATCAATCAATTGCTTGCTGAACCCTTTTCTCGCAATCGTGGCGTCCGATAACGGAACGCTGTTGAATTCCACTATCGATGCCTGAAGCTGAGATGTGATGCCTGCGCCTATCTGTGACAGCGTTTTCTTCATGTCATAGGCATTGCTGACAGCGATAGCCCCGAGAGACTTGCCCCATGTCGGGCTTTTCTCGCGAACCATGTTCGAGAAGAACGGGCGAGCCGGTATGCCCGCACCGGGAGCGCCGAAGTTCTGGATAGCGGCCACCATTGCGACGGGGGTATGGTCCTCGTCCGGATACGTAGCGCCTTCCAGAAAACCGACTTTGACGACGTTGGCCTTGCCGACCTTTTGCAGAATGTCCCGCAATTTGGTCTGCAGTGCTTCGCCTCCGCTGAAATCTAGCCTGCGCATCGCTTTCCCGGAACATAGCGAAAAGAACGATAGTTAGCCGTTGCCTGCCAATATGCCGCGCCGTACTTGGTTTGCAGATACCACGCGGACGAGCCTGTTACCGGCCCCATGTCGGCAGACACGGAAACACTCCCCTCGCTTGCCTGCGAAATACGCCCTACCAGTTGCGATGCTGGTTGTCCGCCCACGCCACTGTTTATCGCTGCAACGTGAGCGGTCAGCATATTGAGCAACACCGAACGAATGCCAAGATCGATGACTGGGCTGGTATCCGTGTTGTTCAGATAGATCGTCGCCTCATCGAAATAAGCCTGCAGCAATGGCGTCCCCAGTGTATTGAACTCTGGATAGCGAGCCAGAAACGAGGCTGAATCGAATGCGACAGAAGGCATGATCAGTCTTTCTCGGCTGGCTTGATGCCCGGTGCCGGTGCCTTCGGATCAAGTCCTTCGAAACCGTTTTTGTTCTCTGCATGGTCCTTGGCCTTGGCCTTGACGCTTTCAGCCTTGTCATGGGAGAAAATGAATTTCCCTTTGACCATTTCCGATTCAGCATGCAATTTCATCCATGCGTCGAAATGGTCTTTATCAACGTTCTCGGTAATGCCGTGGCCGCCGATGACCAGAGCCGAATTCGTGCCCTTCAGCGTAATACGCTTACCTTCGACATCCATGTGGATACCGTGTGGCAGCTTGCAACCTACTGTTACTGTTGGCATATCTTGTCCTTAAATGAAAAAGGCCCCGCCGAAGCAGGGCCTTTCGTTACAACGAAGGGTGATTACAGACCAAGCATCTGAGCGATGTTGATCGGCATGCGAACGATCGCGCCCCACGTACCGGCCGATTTCTTTTGCTTCCAGCTCGACCCCGAAGGAATCACTGGATGAGCACGCATCTTCTCGGTGAACGCGCAATAGCCGGTCTTCTGACCATCGACCGAATCAACGATCAATTGCAGCAGTTGGCCGCCGGTCGTCGCATATTCAACGGCGGTTTCGATCTTGGCGTTCGGGAAGTTTTTCTTGAGTTGGTCCGTGACGTTGACGTTGTATTGATTCGTCTTCGTCAAATTTACTTCCATCTCAGGAGACATCACGAAGGTCATTGCCGCATCACGTTCGATCAGGCCTTTAGTCTGCGTGACCAGCTGGCCGTACAGCGACACGAAATCGCCATAAATTGCAGCGCCGTCCTTTGTTGCCCAGGTCGTGCCCGAACCAGTGCCGGTTGCATTTGGCGCAATTGGCGTGATCAGGGACGGATCATTCAGCAGGCCATAGTTCTGCAGGCCGGAAATACCGAATGCATAGGACTTGTTGCGGAACTTCTCGATGGCCAGTGCTGACGCGACGTTCAGTTCGGCAGCGTAGTTGATCTTTGCCAAACCGGCACGATCCAGTTCACGCTCGCCCCATTGGGTCATGGTTTGATAGTGATACGACTGACGTGGCACCCAGTTGATATTGGCACCGGTCGAACCGTTGTTATTGAAGTCGCCGTAGCTGGAAACTTCGCCGGTCGATTCGACGATTGGGAACTGAGCGGTATCGGTCACCCAATCGCCCTTCTTCGTTTCACCGAAGATCGTAGCGAACTTCATTGGAGTCACCAATACGCGGATCAGATCCGGATCGATGAAGTTCGACAGGAACGCAGGGATACCAGCATTGCCAGTCGTGATCAGAGTTGGCAGCGCATCCATTGCGACGTTCAGGTCATATCGCGCATCGTCTTCCAGGTACTGCACCGCGCCTGGGATGACAATGCCGTAATCGGCCTCAAATTTGCGGATTTCCGCCTGTGCTTGTGCTTTAGTGATTGGCATGATTAACCCCAGGTAGAGATTTTGGCGATTTCACCGGCTGCAGCAGTACTGCGGACGGTAAATGCGGTTTCGATTGCGGTCGTCGCGGTAACGGTCACGCCCGATGCGGTTGCGGTGGTTGCAGCGCTCAAGGTGTACGTACCCGCGCCACCAGTACCAGTGCCGAACGCGGAAATGTACGCGCCAGCTGGGATGCCGGCACCGGACACAGGCTGGCCAATTGCGATTGGTGCGCCGGTATTGGCCGTAACCGTCAATGTGGTGTTGGTCGCCGTATTAGCGGTGATCAACGCATTGGTCGGAGGCGTACCGGTGGCAGCAGCATATGCAGTACCGTCAGCGTAATAGGCATAGACCTTTTGACCGATGGCAGCGCCTGCTGCAAATTTGTCCCAAAAGTCACCAGCCTCGTGCAGGGTGACGGGCATGCCGGCTGGAATAACCAGCGTCGATTGGCCGAGCCATGCAGTGATAAGCGCCTGCATTTCGCGATGGACAAAGCCGATCTGGCCTCCCACTTGAAACGCATTTTGCACAACGCCTGCGAGCGCCCATGCAAAATTGCCGACCGTGACGCCAAGCGATCCCGTTACGAGAGCGCCTTCGCCAGCCAGCACAGATGCACGCGGATTGGACGAAGCGAAATCGCCTTCGACGGCCGGTGCTTGTTGAGTATTAACAGTTCGTTGGAATCCGCTCATGATTAGCTCCGTACCAGTTTGCCAGCGGTTGGAAAGCGCTTGGCGAAGTCATCTTTATGGGCCGAGTCCATTGCGACACGGGATTCTTTGACATCAGCAGGCTTGGAAAGCAGCTTTACCATTGCGCGATAGGCGCTAGGGTGTACGCCCTTCACATCGACACCAGCGTTATCGAGGGCCAGCTTGTAGACCGCCTCAGCAGAGTCCTGAGCCACAACCTCACCGATCAATGGCTGCACCTCTTTTTCAGCCACACGGATCGCGTTCATGCGCTCGATTGTTGCTTTCTCAGCCAGCTTGGTCGCTGCGTTGATGGCGGCATCCATAGCGGTTTTGTCGTCATCCTTCTTTTTCTTCTCGGCCTCAGCGTCTTCTTCGTCCTGAGCAGCCTTCTTTTCGTCCATACGCTTCTTGTAATCCTCGTCGGATTCGCCGTCGCGCTGTTCGTCGTCGTCCATTGCTGGCTTCTTCTTGTCGTCGTCCTTATCGTCCGGCTCGGCATCTGCTGCCAATTGGATGATTTCGGTCAGGGCGTCAACGTCGATGCCGGGGATTTTCGCCTTAACTTCTTTGACGATCCGTGCCTTGTCTTGTGCGATCGTGTCGGCTTTCACACCGCGCACGAGCACGCTGAGGTCAACAATTGCCGCGTCTTGGGCGAGCTGTGGGCGCAGAAACACGCCCAGTGCAGCCTTGACCGCAATCGCTTTGCGCGATGCTTTCATATTGGGATACTCCGTAGTAGTGAATAAAGGTTTTGAGTCGCCGACTACGACATCAGGCCCGGCGCGGCCCACTTCAACCAGTGCGACGTGATTGCCGATGATGTTGCGCATCACGCCGTCGTATGCAACGCCCTCGAACGTGCCGGGCGTCATGTCAGCGGTATAGGCATACGCGCTGGAAAGTTCTTTCTGTACTTCGGTATCGATACCCGCGATTGCGACGGCATCCCACACAACCAGCGAGTTCTGCAGATACGGCGATACAAAACATGCATCCGTGCCGGTCGATCCGACCACGATGTCCTTTTGCGGCTTCTCGGCTGATACCGGGATGTGCTGCGACAGCAGTGGAATGTTGTTGAAGGTCGATGCGGCCCGCTCCAACTCAGCCGGATCGCGCAACAGCATGTAGACCTTGTCGAGGTCCAGCCCAAGCGCTTCAGCACCCGGAATCTCGCGCCCAAGGTAAGGGTTGACTGCTGCCTTGCTGATATTGGAGACCGTTACGTGCAACTTGCCGAACGCATCCACCGTGCGCACGGATGCGCGGTCAAACGCTAGTCGCTCAGGTTTGAAGTCAGTCGGCATGTTTTCTTTGGTCGTAAAAAAAGCACCCGAAGGTGCTTGTCGTTAATCTATGAATCCCGGAATTACCGAAGCGCTTGTACATCGACAGTTGATCTCAGTTCCCGGCCACACCCACTTGCCATCTAGATACATACCCTTTGCAACGTCGTAGACATCGCCATTGGCATTCAAATGTGATGGCCTTGGGTGCTTGCCGCCTGAACTGTGCCGCCACTTGGCTTGCGTAATTCCCAATTGCTGCTGCCGCGTCTTGGTGATCGACGCGGTGGCTTTATTGTTCTGATCGCGCGCAATCAATGCCGCCCGCCTACGAGTCACGCCGAATTCCTGCTTCAGGCTGTCGGCCAACGTTCCGAGGTCTCGTCCATGCTGTACCGATTGCATGACCATCGTTTCGACCTGCGTCAGATTACGGCTGGCAATCGATTTGATCAGGTTGATGTTCTCCCCGATGATCGCTTGATACGCGTCGTTGACTGCCGCTGTCATCTTCAATTCAACGGTGAATCCCGCATCCTTCAGAATCTGCCTCAACGTCCGGTCGCTGTAGTCCTTGGTTTTATCGGCAAACCACTTTGCCAACCGGTCCGCGCCTTGGTCAAACTTTTTCTGCCAGCGGCTTCCCATCTTACGCATCGTTGCTCGCAGCTCAACGGCGGAACTATCATCAGCAGCCATCGTTGCAATCGGCTCATTCGCCCGGTACGAAGCAGACACCCAGTACAGGATCGAATTGTTCATCTCTTCGATCAGGGCATGCAATCGTTGCCTATACTCCGCCTCAATCCCCGCGTTGCTATTGACCGGCTTTAGAACGATCGGCTTGCCAGTTGGAGAAACAAGGCTATTCGTCGGCATCTTGCGTGTCGTCAGCGTTGTCACCAAGGTCCGGATTTGCCTCTAGTGACGTATAACCACTATCCGGATCATTGATCAGGCGTTCACGGGCATCGTCAGGGCTGATTACGCCAGCCGCGATGTATGCGGCATCCGTCTCAGCATTGGTCTTGCGGACCGTCGCCTGATCAATCTCAGTCATCTCGGCCATCGGATCGAACTCATGCACGATGTCGGGGTCGACCTCACCGAACCGGTTCAACTGGATAATGTTGATGACATCTGCCAGCGGCGCGGACATGACGTTCCGCTTCTTCGCCATGATGTGATCGTCGAATACTTCGATTTCGCCTTCAGACGTGGCATTCAATCCCGCTGGCGAGATTCCGAGAAGCTTGACCAGTGGGATGCTACTTACAGACGACAGTTGTTCTTGAGACTGTGCTTGCAGCTTGTCCAAACCACTCAGTGGAACGTTGAACTGGAAGAATTCCTCTCCGGAATCCTTGTCAAGCATCAGCACGCCACGGTTGTCGCGCATGTTATTGAACAGTTCGGCACGCTTGAATTCGTCCTCACCGCCTCCGCCGCTTAGAGCGTTGCTCATGTTCGTCTTGATGCCGGACGTAGAGAACGAATGGATCAGATCGGAAACACTGTCCCGTGTGCGGGTCCAGTTGTCCACATATGACTTCGCCATCTGCGACAGTGATATGCCGCCGAAGTTGTAGGACGCCTTCAGCAGATCCGGCACTTCACGCGAAACAAACATCAGCAGGCGCGAGGAATGAACCTTCCGACCAAGCACAAACCACGAGGTCGGCTTGTAGTAGTCTGGGGCAAGCGGATCATTCGAGTTGTATGCGTTCGGATAGGTCCAAACTGGCTCGATTATCTTGAATCCGTTAAGAGAACCCTTTGTGATCTTCGACTTGTCACGGATCAGCGGCGTCTGTAGTTCGGTATCATCAGCCCTAGCAGGCGCCCCGCTCGGCGTGTCAACGTCAATGTAAATCTGACCGCGCCCAAAGAATCCGTCTAATTCCATTGCGCGCCGGAAGATGTCGCGTACGTTGAATTTCAGCAAATCCTCTTCGATTTGCTTGATTTTCTCCGACTTGTCATCGTCACCGACCGCATGGAAGGTGATCCACTTGCGGGTCATTTCCTCGGCAATCGTCTCCGAAATCTTGCGGTACTCAGGCAGTTGAGTAAGCATGGCAAGGTACGGATAGCCTGGGAAATACGCGCCATCGCTGTGAACTGTGTTCACGTAGTCATATGGCGTGCTGTCCATTGCCAACACAGACTGTTCTTCTCCAGCAGGAATGACGCCGGGTGGAGGCGCGTAACGCTCGATCTGTTGGCGTGCGGC